CGATTAAGAACCTTGTGAACCGTATACACAACGTGGATCTGAGAAACCGAAAGAATCTCTCTCTCTAGCTTTGTATCTCACGTTACCTGTGTCGAAATCACCTTCCATAGCTGTTGCTAATGGAGTTCTTACGAAGTGTTTGAATCCATTAGGTGCGTCAGTCATAATGTAATATGCATCAGTATCTGTTAGATAGTGATTTACTCTATAACCTTCAGGCAACATTGACATGTTCACTAATGCGTTGATGTCGTTGTCAGCTGTACCTGTTCTCAATGTTGAGTTTAGGATTCTATCCGCTACGAACATTAATTGAGGTGGGACAATCATTTTTCTTGCTTGTACAGCAATCTTTAGTCCTCTCTCATCGATGAATTGAGAAATATCAATCATCGCCTGCTCGAGTGATGTTTCGTTAAGGTCTGCATCAGTTGAGTTTCTATTTGAGAATGATCCGCCACCTGTTGTTGGGTGAGCAGCATTCACAAGAGACACACCGTCACCGCCGGGATTTGAACCAGCTGCGCCAGATGCTGCAAATGCATTGTTTAATACGTTTGCTGCTTTGATCTGTTTTGTGTGTGCCATAGATCTAGCTAATGCTTTTGTGTAACGTGCTGATAATCTGTCATAAAGATTATCTTCCACAGCTTCCTCAGTGATAGAGAATGCTAAAGCTACGGTTTCATGTGAATAACGTGCTGTGTAAGCTTCGTTCGCAGAGTCAAATGTTACTGCTGCGCCTTCTTGCTTCACAGGAGCGTTACCGAAACCTGTTAACATTACTTCTTCTTCGAAAGCTCTGTCTGATGATTCTTGATTAAAGATCTCAGCGTGTTCGTTTTCGTACTTTTGATATTCCAAGCCAAACAGTGCGTTTAGACCCGGCTCCAACTCTTTAACGAGTTGACTTCTTGATATAGCCATAGTTTAACCTCCTATACGCCTACTGAATTTGGTGCATAGAAATGATCATTAATCTTGACGATTAAGTTAGCGTTATCGCTAGCTAAGTCTTGATTATCTGGATCAGCGTCAACACCAACCACTCTTAACATTAAGTCTGTTGTAGCGAGAGATGATGAGTCTAATTCACCGCTTGATATACCGTTCGTTGTGTTACCGTTTGCGTTTCCAGTAACATCAGCGTTCATTCCAATTGAAGTCTGAGCAGAAGTACCATCAGCCTGAATCAAAAATAATTGATTTGGGTCATCGTACACTCTGATCTTAATGTCAGCGGAACCTTGAGTTGTGGTTGTATCTGGAAAGTAATTAGAAAATGTCGGTTTACCGTCTGCTGCTGTATATTCAATACCGCCTGCAACACCCAAAATTTGTGTGTCACTGTCGCCTGCAGCGACTACGTATCCGTCAGATCCTAGTTTTACAACTGCACCCTCAAAAATATCCCCTGAGTTATTACCAGACTTCACAGCGTATGTGGAAAAACCACATGAGTTATAGTTTCCGCCTAATTTTGCAAGTGGGCGTAAACCAAAGGCTGCGTCTTTATTTGCCATAGTATATACCTCCTAAGTATATTTTAGTTAATTAATCTTCGTCGGGTTTTGGACCGCCGAAGCTTACTCTACTTTGCCTCTCCCTATGGATTGGCATGTTAGGGTGCTCGTCTTTCATTAAGTCGTTATCAACACTCTGCATTTGGCCTTCTGTTTGAGATTTGAAGTACGCATCACGTTGCTTCTTAATCTCAACCGGACACCGCATAAGAACAAGTCCCCCTATTCCTATGACACCTTTAAACTTGCCGTCGGCTATTGCAGGTATGTCAAGACGATCGCCGTATGTATCTGATTTAACAAATTCATACCCTTGTCTTAACCTACCGTTGACATTCTTATCGTCAGGTATTCCACGATACTCGTATCGTACCCATCGATGATGCCAGCCTTCGTCAGGTTGTGGCGCTTCGAGCGATGAAGGTGGTACCCATGCTTTTGGTCGAGCGTCCATTTCACGGGTTTCCAACTTGCGTGAAGATTTATTAAGTTTAGTTTCATTTTCCATATTGTTACGCCTCCTTCACGTATCTAGCGTACTCTTCTAACGGCACACCTAGCCTTTTGGCTATTGCTACCTGTGAGGGTGTGAGCCTTACAGATCTGCGTCCATCTTTATTTACGCGCTTAGCAGAAGCAACCGTTTGGACGGGTTTCGATTGCTTTCCGACATTTGCCTCACCGGAAAATTTGTGAGGAAACTCTTTTCTCATTCGAGAATTGATTTCATTATAGTATTCA